ATAATTTGATGTGAATGTATTAGCCATTTATGCCTCTGTCCATGTTGTTGTGTCAGGTATTATAGATGTGATAGCAGCAGTAGGTGCATAAGAACCATCAAGTGTGTCTTTACTGATATACAAGACATCACCTACCCTATAACCAGAAGTGCTTGAGGTATATCTTAGTGTTACATTAGTCATAATACCATTTGTTACAGTTACAGTGGCTTTTGCATTTGAACCTGAACCACCATATAAATTAATATTATAATAAGTACCATCGTCATTATCCCCAGGATCATCCCAAGTACCAACTGTTGCTAACTTACCCACTTGAGTATCAGACCAGGTTACTGTAGTTCCTACAACAATCCCGGAGTAAGGGGGTTTACTATGAACACTATGCACCCCTGTGCCAACCCCATCAATTGGATATACCATACCATATGCTTCCCATTGGGCTTTATCAGCTATTTGGAATTGATTAGTTGGATCACTACTATAAGAAAGAATAATATAAAATTCCTTATCGTCTGTTATTGCTTGCCCATAATAATTACTGGATGAACTGTTATACCCATTTACTGTAGGAAATGTTCCAGTAGTGCTAAATGTTACAAGTTGTTCATGTGCTAATCCATGATTTGGAGAAGAAGCAAAACTCCAAGTACCAGCACTTCCAGCCCAAGTTTTTGTTGGGTCATAAACAATCCAAGTTGAGGCAGTGTCAGTTAAGTTACTCCAGGTGGCAGAAGGTGTAGTACCATCGGTCCACTCTACTGATCCATAATAGCCAGTACCAAACATTCCAGACCCATATATTTGTGGCCCAATTAGTTCAGTTACCCAGGTCTCATTCATGTGTAAATATACTTAGGTCTCATGTTCAGAGTTCCACCAGAATAGCGGCTCTTTTCATCACTTACCTGGAGTTCCTGCATAGATCTGGCTAATAACCCATCCCATAATTGAGTTGATTCCTGGTCCATTAGGAAGGGACTAGCTTGCATTAAAGTTGAGTAAAGATAAATATCGGGATGGGCCAATAACAACCAGTTATTAGCAGAATCTGCCAAGCCTGAAAGTGCAGGGATCTTTTGGTAATAATTCAGTTGAACAGTTACTGATGCACTGGGTGTTGGTAACAATTGGATCGAATTTCCTTCAATCGTGTAATAATCTGGTGTCCCGGCTTGGTTGTTTTGTTGTTCCCGGTAGTCATCGGATCTATCTGATGTTATATAAACCAGCCTTTTCGGTGGTGAAGTTGAAGTTAGTTCAATATTCAACATCTCCAGGAAATCAGTTGGAATACTAACATATTGACCTGCTGTTGAAGCAGTGCTGCGAACAAGCATATCCCGGACTCTGAGATTACGATTGAAAGATGCTTCTGCTAGTGAAATAAATTCAGGAATTCTATCAGTCAGGTCTGACCGATTTAGCCAGTTGGCTACTGCAGTATGGAGTTCTGCTTTTGTTGAAATTGCCATTTACGATAAATGCCCTTCCCATGTTTTAAATGCTTTATTTTCTGGTCTATCCAGCCATTTTAATAGTTTTTTTGTAGACCCCTTTGGACCTAGTATTTCATCTCTATAAAGTTTTGCTGCTAGAACTGGTGGGATTTCTGCAACATGCCTGACTTCATTCTTCCTGTCAACAGGTTGCTCTCTGAGGTATTTGGTGTAATCTAAGGTAGGTTGGACATCTTGCTTTTTTACAATATGGAAAGTACCGTCACCGTCCTCTGTATGGACAGCAGTTTCTACCCCAGATTCATTAGATATCAGTGATGATGTTTTCGGCAAATTTATCCATTCTCTCTCCAGAAAATAGGTTGGTACCCCTCCCGAAAGAGGGGTAGTTTAAGGGTTAAACCAGGTTAATTATGCACCGTTGCAATCTGCCAGAAGGCCATGCGCTAGCTCATTATCTACCTGAAGACCGCCTTCCCAAATTATGTACGAGCCTTGCGAATCTCCGATTCTACCGATGGATTCGGTTTCAAAAGCCCGGAGTTGGGCAACTTTCACATATTCTGGGTTAATCAACAGGATGTCTTTATCACCCCGGATGAAACGATCAGCTTGAATTGCATAAGTACCAAAATCACCAATATAAACAGATACATTGGCTTGCACTTCATCAGCTTTCGACGGAAGAGCTACAACTTGAGTTGCTGATGCTCTGCCTCCAAACGTGCTGAGTTTTTGTTTGTTACTTGATGAACACAATATCTGATTTGGAGCATCTCCCGAATTGTCGTAACACAATTTCAGGACACTCTTCAAGAGTGTTTCCGTTGCTGCTCTCGCAGTACTGGAATCAGTTCTTGCGGTTGAGCCAACTGCAGCCTGAGCAGCAGTAGGGTTCGTTCCACCAGAATGCTTATCAATATTTGTTGCCAGTTTTGCTAATATTCCAGCAGTTGTACGAGCAGTTCCTGCTGATGCACTGGAACCTGTATTAACGATAGAGTTCCCAAGCATCAACTTTTCTACATCACGTTTTAATGCACGTGACATTATTGATAATTGATGTGCCATAGCATCTGACACACCTGCACGATTAATTGCTGCTTGTGTACCAGTTACTGCTGCTGATCTCCTTAGAATCTGACACTGGTTAGAATTTCTAACAGTGTTGTTTGGAGTCTCTGCTGCAATAGTTTCTCCCTCTACCCTTCCGGTAGTGGACACTGCAGGTAGTGATTCCGTTTGATGCTCAAAAAGTGTATTAGATACACTGCGTTTTCCTGCCATTGAGACAAATGGAGTTTCTTCAGGACTGATATTATATATCACATCCGAAAGATCCTCACGTTGCCCTTTAGCTTCGTAGGAATCAAACGCATTTGTAATTTTTGCCATAATTGCCTTTCATTTCAGTTAGTTATAGTTTATAACAGTTGTTTGAATACCTCAGCAGCATCAGACATTTTGCCCGATTTTGCTAAGCGAATTTTAGCTTTGTGAACAGAAGTTTGCTTCCTGGGTTGCTCCGGTGCAGAACCTGGTGTAACGGATCGGATTGCTGGTGCTGCAGGTTTGAGTTTTACTTTACCCTTACCCTGTAACCCACTTGCAATCATTCCATGCCTTAGAGCTTGTACTGCTCTAGCATCATACACTTGAGAAATTTCCTCAGCAGAATAGCCTAAAGTATCAACGGCATACTGACGAATCTGAGCTTTCTCTTGTTGCATCACCTTTTGGTCTTGCCATTCCGGTATCGCATCAACTAGAGTCTGTTGCTGTTGCACTAGATGCTCCTGCATCTGTTGCTGTTGCTCTTGTTGTTGCTGTTGCTGCATTTGAAAATGCTGCTGTTGCAACTCCAAGTTTCTCTCTTTTTGTGAACGAAAATCTTCCTTCTGTTTCATCCACTGGAGAGGATCTGATTCATACAATGCATCCCAGTCAGGTTCTACTGGTTGTTGGGCTTGCTGTTGCTGGACCAAATGTTCAAGATTCTGTTGATACCGCAACCTATCTTGTTGGGCTGCCTCCTGTTCCGCTTGCAGTTGCTTTTTTTCTTCTGCTACTGCTTGCGTTTTTTTTGTGTAGTCTTGCTGTCTCTGATAACCTGCAAGAGCTTCGTCCAGGGTGACCTCATAGTCTTCACCGTCTAACTTTACCCGGTAATACTTATCAGGTTCCTGTTCTGCTTCTTCCTGTTGATCTTCTTCAGCTTCGATCTCTTCAGATTCTGCTTCTGCTTCAATTTCCGGTTCTTCTGCTTCAATCTCTGCTTCTGCTTCTTCTGGTACTTCTTCATCCAACTGCTGTTGATTATCGGGTGTTTCCCCGGTCAACATAGACTGAAATGCCTGTTCTGCCTGTTGGAGTCCTGTTGCTTCTGCCATAGGTTACTCCCAAAATTAGATTAAAATTTACGTTTCATATTCCGACTAATTGCCGACTTATGAAAATCACCTTTTTCCATTATAACATTGAAATGATTGCGAACCTCCGCTATTGCCCATTGAAGTTGAAACAGGACTTCCCGGCCCTCACGATCTTTTGGGTCTGATTCCTTCCAGGCAGTGATATATTTTTCTTCTAAATCTTGGAATATCTTTTGGAGGAGGGGGTCTGACAGCAGTTCTTTTGCTCTCTGGGAGTCTTTTAGTTCCTGGTCTACCTGGTCCATTGAACCTCCATTAGTACAATAGAGATTCAGGAGATAACCCCAGATTTTGGAGTTGTACTGCTGACTGGGGGTTATGACTTAGGAGTGTAAGTTCTGAGAGGACATCCCGGTATCGTTGACTGGAGTGTGGAGCATTGCTATTTCGTATGCCCCCTCTATTTCCTCCGGGGTTATTGACTGGGCTTGACCCTGGTGCCTGTTGAGGATTGAGTCCAGCCGATTTTCTAGAATGTTCTCTTGCGGCTTGGTAAAGCCCTCCAACCTGGGACCCAGGGTTGAGGCCACCATTTTCATTAATAAGTCTAATTGCATCGGATCGTATTGCATCATCACCTTTCCATTTCATTATTACCATCTCAGGCATACCAAGAGATTCATCCCATCCGGTTGATCTCCAGTATTCTAAGAGGTCCTGGTATTTGGTTTCTGAACCACCAAACTTGGGGTCCCTCACATATTTTTCATCAAAAGGCAGCCTATCTAGTTCAACAAACCCATAATCATTATACACTTCTGGCAGAAAACCTCCAGGATATTTTTTACTTGGGACTGCATATGCATCTAGTGCTGTTGCACCTTCCTGTATTGCTTTCCCCATAACTCCAGGTGCTGCAACACCTTTTGCCCCAGGTTCATTATTAACAACCCCTACTACTGCTTTTTCATTTGGTCCAAGATCAGGGTGTGTAAACCCATAATCTGCATTGTAATCTGTATCTTTTATCCCGAAAAAGACCTGGGAAGTACCACCCTCTCCCCCCTTAGACCCTATTTTTGCCTTACCCAACTGAAAAACTTTAAAAGAACCATCTTTTGCCCCTTTAGCTACATCCTCTTTTGTGTAAGGTGTCAGTGTGGAAGATGCATCAGAGTTTTTAATTGCATTTTCAAAATCAACTGGAGAAACACCACCTGAAGTTTTTGCGACACCTGATGATATCCATTCCCCTCTTGCAGTTTCTAATGCAAGTTTTGCCTGTCTGGAAGACTGAATATGTTGAAGGGGAGTAAATGGGATATTTTTTATCTTATCACTTGTTAACATCTCAACAGGTGCTTTCAAATCCGAACCTCTAAGTACACCTGTTCTTGTTTTCCCTTTTGCTAATTTCGGGTTTGCAAAATCAGGGAATACAGATTCGTATGCCGTTGGTGCTGGGAACTTGCCCACTACCTCACCCTGCACACCATATTTGTAAGATGGGTGTTTAGTTGTACCGGGATGGACACCCAATTCAACAAGATTATCCTGGCCTTTATCCAACTTTAGAAGAATCATGGCTTCACCCTGATTAACCCCATATGTTGTAGGATCTTCCAGTTTTCTTGCTATTCTAGGGATATTTGGTGCACCAAATTTTTGGCCTTTAGATAATTGTTCCACTATCCTGGTTCTTGCTTCAAAAGATAGGTTTTCCAAATACTTCTGATATCCTTTTTCTCCAAACCCTGGGAACCCGGCAACTGCCTTTTTAACTGATACCTTCATTGATGGTTTTGGTTCCCTAACCAATTTGTCTAATCTTTTCAGGTTTCTTTTACTGATTCTTCCATCTCTGACATATGCATCCATTGTCTTTAAAGCAGAGTTTGAGAATGTTGTATTGCCCTTATGTGCATCATGTTTCATTGCCACAACAACTACATGATTTGACTCTGCCATATTTCTCAAAATTTTTGCTTTATTACCCTGTACGGCCCATACTGCTCTTGCATTTCTTGATGTCTCCAAGCCAGGGAACTTTTTACCACCAAGTAGTGGTTCTGCTACATCTAATTTTGAAGAGTCAATCCCAGTATACATTGCTCCACCTTCAGTTAAATCTGCATGTATTGGAAAAACTTTTTTACCCAGTAAATCTGCAGGAGTCAGGTCTGGGATATCATCAATATATTTTGGAATGGCATCTGGACTGACTGGAACAACTGGTTTTTTAGGTACAATTTTGATGGAGTCATATACAGGGTGCTCTTTCCCCCTGAGATTTATTCTGCCAACTTCTTCACCCATTTCCAAGTCTCCCCTGGAAGTAGGTCTCAGTCTTGGCTCAGATTTCTGGTTAGGATATTTGGTCAGATCTACTTTGCCAATATCTGAGTCTAATGTGTAATAATGCTTTCCACCCTTTTCAACAGAAATTATTGTGGGTGTATCTACAGGTGGTTCTCCAACCCACTTCCATCCTACCTTCTTTTTAAACAGGTTTACCTTAACCTTATTACCTGCTGCTTTATTATCAATAATACTTTCGGTGGGGTTGCCAACTCCAAATTTAATACCATCCTCAACATTAACCCTTCCCTGCTCAAATGTCCCTGTAATTTCTTCTGCTGTTCCATCCTTATTTTTTACCAAATAGGCACCATCTCCACCATGAATCTTCTTGGGTACTGGTCTAACTGGTGTCAAACTTTTGAACCTTCTAGCCAGGTCAAATGGAGTAGCCAAAATACCAAGACCATATGCAGATAATCCAACATCGGCTGCTTCTATTCCAGACCATATCCCTGCTGCTGCTGCTTCAGGATAATTCCCTTCATCTAGAAGACCCATCATTTTATTGTATTCCTGGGTGGACCGGACACCAGATCTAAGTTGACCCTCACCAGGGGTCATGTCCTTCCTTAATTCAGATAAGTGATAAGCAGCATCGTCTGGGGTTCCTGGGAGAGTTGTGTCCCATTCGGGTAGGGTTCCGAAAAAAGACTTGATAGGGTCATACCAGGTATCTGGTCTACCCTGTCTCAGTTCAGATTTATTTTGGTCATAGAATTGTTCACGCATTAGGTAGGTTCTGTTGCGCTAATTGTGCCTGAAGCATCGCAGCATTCTGCTTCATCTCTTCCCGATCTCGTTCCATTGCAGCTTTTATCTTGGCCCCATCCATTGTGGTGTTGTACTTTGCTTCCATTTCCATGATGGACAATTGGGCCTGGGATTCAATCCTGTCTTTCTCTCTGTCATCCAGCCTGACCATCTTCTCTCTTTCCAGTTCAAGTTTGCCCATATCATTCTGGGCATCTGCCTGGACTTTCTGACCCTGAATTTTTATATATTCTTCCTCTGGAGTTGGTTGAGGTGGTTCAGGTTCAGGTGCCTGGTACTGAGCAGGATCTGTAAAAAATAGATTGGGGTCCTTAAACCCGGCATGTTGCACTATTTTGGAGAGAGTCAAATAGTATTGTCTCAAGTTGACAATCGGGTTTTCAGGACCTAACTGTTGAAGAAGAGCATCTTGTCGTTGTGCGATATTCTCCAGGAACTGCATCTTCTCCATATCATTACCACCACCCAGTGGGATGTCTACTGAAACATCCATATCAGCATCCCAATACCTGGGATCTATTGGTATCCACTGGTTATTTAACCGGGCCATTTTTTCTCTGTCCTGATACTGACAAACTAACTTCAGGACACCCTTATAAAGAGGTTTCAGACCAGTTTCAGCAAAAATTCGTGCAATCAACTCAATATGTGCTTGTGCAGCTTTAACTGTTGAATCAACTGCTAACCGGGTTGCTGACTGCAGATTTTCTGAATCAAGACCTTGAGAGGCTTTCGTAATCCCAGTGCGAGTTGCTTTTATCTCATCTAACATCCCCAGAATAGGTAGTGCTTGTTGCCCGACAAACGGCATATCTAACTGAGAAACTGCATTGGGGGATCTTGTCCGTATAATGGCCCCAACCTCAGTATTCAGGACATCTTTCATATTCGTAGCCGATTCCTGGACTAATAATCTGGGACTGACACTCATCACCAAACTGTCCATGACATTCCGCATAATAGCCGACTTGATGCGTTGAATATCAGCAACGATATCGGTGATGCTGGCCCCATCCCAACTGTGAGGTGTGGGGTCTGGGGTAAAACAGACAAAAGGTATGTAGTCACATGGCATCACGTTGACTACGTTGTGATGGGACCCGATTGTGCAGACTCTCAGTAATTCTGAGTAGTTATCCTGGTCCTTATCGATTCGGACATAAGATTCGCAATAAAGTACCTTCCTGGAAGAAGGTTCCATACTTCCCTGGTGCCGGGTAGCATTATCTGCATGCCGATTGATGTATTCTTCATTATTTGAAAAACTCTCTTCTGTCCCGGCATACTCTTCAATATCGTCTAAGTCATACCCAAGCGCAACAAGATCCGAAACACTTTTGTAGCTACGATGTGCAACAATATCAGCACTTTGGACAGATTTAGCAGTACGACTTATGAGGAATTCTTCAGGTGGAAGGGCCTCTATTTTTATGTTCCCTTCTTTTATTCTTCTTTTGAGAGTTACATCGAAAAGGGGGATACCTTCTGCAGTCTGACCTGCTTCTGTCAGTTCAACTGACTCAACATCATCATCACCTGCAAGCATTTGAGCCTGTTGCTCATCCAGACCGGAAAAATTGTGGCTTTTAACTTCTTCAGTCTCTTCATGCCAGTATTTGAGTACCCCGGTACGTCTGATGAGAGCATCTTTAAATACTGCCATCATTGTAGTGAAGAAATTCGGCTGCTTCTCCAGGATTAGATTATTGATGTAATCTGTACACTGTTCTGCCATTTGCACATCTTCAGGTCCTTTTGGAGTAAACTGCATGACCTTATTTGCGCCAAAGTAGACCCTCATCAGTGCCGGGAGTATCGAATTGACTGTATCCCGGACATCATAGCTAGTTGCACCAGATCTGCCCTCATCTTCCTGCTCAGGGATGTGACCTGAGT